AATCATGAACTTCATCGCTTCCATCTTATCTCAGCTCCAGGGCGAAGTGGTCGCCCGGCTCAAGGACGATGAATATCTCGCCGAGATCGATGTCGTAAGCGAAGAGCGCAAAGACATGGTCCAGACGATCACGCTTAACCTGCAAAAACTCGGCGTGGTGATTGTGGTGCAGACCGTCGCGGCCAGCGCGACGCATCCGCATATGCCCGGTCCGCACTTCGACAGCCTCAAGTTCACCGTCGAGGTCATCGAAAACGTACTGTTTAACCGCGCCGCGAATGGCACCAACAAACCGGCACTTGAAATCGCCGTGCGCATCGCCCAGCGCCTGCATCATTTCCGCCCGGCGATCGGCGGCGGAACCATTTTGATCGACAACCCCAGCATCCAGCTCGCGCAGGATCCGCAGAACTTGATCTACGACGTGAACTTCAAAATCGGAGAATAGAAAAGGAGACTCATCATGGACAGAGCAAACATCATCAACGGCCCGGCAATCATCACCTTTAAAGGTCAGTCGTTCTACACCGAGGGCGACATCGAGCTGAATCCCGGCATCACTTTCGGCGAAATCAATACCGCCATGCACGGCAAGGTCGATTCGTTCATTGACGACATCGTCGCTGAAATCACCTTCACGCCAGCCGGCCAGTGGCTTGCCGACCATCTCGCCGTTTTGTTCCCGTATGCGACGCCGGTCATCGGCAGCAGCATCTTCGGTGCAACGGATAGCGACGTCACCATCCAGACGCTGGCCGGACAGCTGATCACATGGAAGGCCGGGGCGATCACCAAGATGCCCGACCTGATTCTGTCCGCCGTCAAGCCCGCCCTGGGCGCGGTAACCATCGCCTGTATCGGCGAGAATGCCACCGCATGGGATGACTCCGCCAAACGCGCCGTCGTGGCCGCCACGGCCTTTTCTGATGCTTCCTTCGACCCGGCAGACATTAAGATGGCTGCCTATATCGCCGCGATCACCGGCGCGTCGGCTCCGTGGGATGCCATTCAGTCGCAGGATGGCTGGACGATCAGCTTCGACGTCAAGGTCGAGCCGGTCAAGACCGACGCGCTCGGCACTGTGGACATGCGGATCGGCGGCGTGACGGCTGTTGCCAAGTGCATTCCGGTCGCCATCAGTGAAGCCCAGCTCATCGCCAAGCTGCCTCTGCAAGGCACCGGCATTGCGCGGGGCGCACGGCTTTCCGGCCTCGGCGCGGATCTGACCATTACCGGGCCGAATGTTGGCGACCCGATCGTCGTGCTGAAAAATGCGGTGCTCTCAACCGGCTCGCTCAAGTTCGGAGCCACCGCGCTGCGAACCGGTGAGATCGCCTTCGAATGTGCAGTCACCTTTACGGCCGGTGTTCGCAACGCTCTGTTCACCGTCGGCAGCGTGCCTGAACCTGATCCGGAAGCTTAATCGTCAATCGGAAATCGGCAATCATCAATGCGTATCACCATCACAGCGGACGGCGGCAGCCCGGTCACCCTTTGCGACCACGGTCGCGAAGGGCCGTCCGGCCTATGTCCGGTTCCGATTCGACGCATTGATGTAAATGAGTTTGTCCAGGGGCTCTACGCCAAGCCGAAGAATCGCGGCAACACACTCAACCAGCTCACCTTCACCGTTCAAAAAGAGCATGCCAGCTATACCGACGCACAGCTCTATCTGTTCAAGTTGAACGAAACGGTTCCGGTTTATGGAGTCTTGAGTTTTGAACTGGAGGATAACTATACAACGCTGCAAGCTCAGGATGCTACGGTGGAGATTGCACCGCAGCCGATTGTCGGCGTCGCCACCACGGTAACTTACACCCTGAAATACGGGGCACTTTCAGCCACCAAGTTGGCAAAGACTCTGCGCGACTCCGCCGGCATGGTCATTTTGACAAATGATGGATTAACAATAAAAACAGTTGAGGATCCCTGATGAAAAAACTTATTGCAGCTCTGGTGTTGGCGGCTTTTTCCGCCTCCGGTATCACAAACAGCGTGACGATAGGTATATCGTCCGCGACGCTGGTTCAGCGCGTCAGCAGCATCCCTGCGTTGCAGGTTCAAACCTCGAACTCGCTGGCAGCGCTCTCCAGCGCACTGGTAACGGTCTCAAATGTGATTGCCGCAGTTTCGTCAAACTCCGCATCGACCCTCGCCACAGCCAGCAACCAGATCAACGCTGCGGTCGAGGCCATCTCAAACACGATCGCCGATCTGAGTTTTATTACACCCGCGATATTTGCGCAAACGGTGGCGCAGATCGACCTCGTGTCATCGAATTCATCCCAGACGCTAACCTTGATAACGAACGCACTCGTCTCCGCAGGATCACTAGCGATATCGGATTATAATCAGTCGCTTGAGGATATTGATGAAGCGGTTGTGGCGGCGATGGGAGTTTCTAACGTTTTGTACGGCTGGGAGCCGTATGTTCCAAGGTTGCAATTCGGTGAAATCTCCGGAACAAACTTCCTGGTAAGGGCTAATTTTACGAACGCGAATTACTCGCCGATCAATCTGTCTTCGAATTTAAATTCGACCCGCAGATATCTAGTATCATTCGTTTTTAAGGCGCTCTCCAATACGACGGTCTCGATCAGGACCTATGGAGAAACAAACGCGGTCGCATCTAATTCCATGAACTGCGTTTACATCCCGCAGGGCCAGATGGCCGAAATGATTTGTAATACGGACACCAACGCCACAGTCGATGTAAAAGCCACCGGAGCCACGTCGATGAGGATCACCTCTGCTTTCAGTATTTGGAGGCCTTTCTACCCATGAAAAACAAATCCGCTTTCATCTTTTATATTTTACCCATGCTTCTTTTTTCGATTCCGGCGGTCCGGGGTGAAGATTTCGTCAACATGACTGTGCTGGGCACGACGTTAAACGCCTGGCTTGACGCCATGCCAGCACTCCAAACTCAAAACTCGAACGCGACGATCTCTGTGTCGAACGCGCTCGCGACGGCCTCCAATGCGCTGTCGGTATCAGTCGCGAGCGCTGTTGGCACTCTTGCTGCGGTTGACGGGCTGGTTAATGTCGCCTCAGAATCCCGCGCGGGCGCGCTCGACGGGTTCGACTCAATCACGCCGGAAGAGTTTGGTGGAAAAATAGAGGCTCTTAATGCGGCCGTCTCGAACGCCGCTATGGCCGTCAATATTTCTTCAAACGCGATTGCGAACCTGAACCACTTGGCCTCCGGGGATTTTAACCCGTCGATCTCGAACATTAACGCTGCGGTTGCCGTGGTGTCGAATGCCAACGCCTTCATATATGGGAGCTACATGACGGCACCTATAGCAAGGTTAAGCCAGTATGGAATCTGGTTTGCTAACCAGGGGGGCACGTATACGAATTTCACCCCGATTACTGTTTTTAATATAACCGGCTACGGGCGAATGAGATTAACTCTTAGTTTTACGGCGCTTGCCAACACGACGGTTTCGATCCGGGCCCATGGAGAAACAAACGAGGTTGCAGCTAACTCGATGAATTGCGTTTACATCCCGCAAGGCCAGATGGCCGAAATGTCCTGCAATACAGACTCCAATAGAACATTTGACGTCAAATCCACCGGAGCCGTTTCGATACGCTTTCACACGATCAGAAGAATGGGATGGGATTATTAATCATGAAAACAAGAGGCTCCTTCATTTCATTCATCCGCTGCCACGTTTTTGACTGATCCTTATAGAAGCATTACCTAACCCAACTAAGCCAACCGCATCGGACTTCCGGTGCGGTTTTTTGTTTTAATGGCAGCATGAAAACGAATCCCAGTGGCGGGTGGCGGGTGGCGGGTGTCAGGACGCTTTTAACGGCTTTAACGATTTCGACGATTTTAACCTGCGCCGCAGGCGCAGCGCAGCGCGAACTGACCGAGATCCGCAAGGTCGAAGTCGGCCAGAAGCAAAAGGAGTCGCACAAATTCTTTCAGGCCGAGAGCGTGAAGCTCACCGGAACCTACACGCAGAATGGATACCCGGTGGATCTGAGTGGAACGAACTCCGTTGTAGTCTGGGAAATCAATGGCTGGAGCGACTACACCAACACCTACGCGCTTTGCACTGGAACCGTCAGCAGCGTCTCTAATGTGGTCACATTCTCCCTGACTCCTGCCGCCTGCAACCTGACTCCTGGCACCTACATGGGCTTTGTCCGGGCATTGCACAGCGTCAGCAACGGGTTTGTTCAAAACCTCGTTCTGTCCTACCAAACGATCTCCGTTGAGTGGTCGCCAGGCAGCACGAATTACAGCATGGTCGCTCCGCTGCCTGCGCCGCAGATCGGCAGCTACACCAACCCGGCGATCTGGTTTCTTTCCTCCGCGCCGCGCCGCGAGATTTCCCAAGTCTGGAAAGTCGAGGATGCGCCAACGGTTCTGATCCCCACGAAGTTTTTCATGGCCGAGGGAGTGGGCCTATCAGGCCGCGCCACAAAAGGCGGATCTCCAATTGATCTGACCGCAACGAATACCATCTACGTCTGGGAGATCACCGGCTGGAACGATTTCACGAACACCTACGCTATCGCGCTGGGAACGGCGTCGACTAACGGACAGCTGCGCTTCGAGCTTCCGCCCTGGCAGTCCAATCTTCCGGAAGGAACCTATCGCGGCTTCGTGCGCTCGCTGACCAGCGATGGCACCAACCTGACTACCTCGGAAGTTTTGGCCAGGCAAACCATCGCCATCGAGTGGTCGCCTGATTCACGCCACTACGGAATCGTGGGCCTACACCCAGCCAGTCTATTACACCACGAATTTGCTGACTGTTGTCGGGCCGCCCGGCACCAACGGCATAGACGGGATTAACGGACAGAACGGTACAAACGGTCTTTCGGCCTACGAGATTGCCGTCTCTACTGGCTACGTCGGGAGCATGACGAATTGGCTGGCCTCGCTGGTGGGTGCGACTGGTCCTGCCGGGAGCAACGGCTTGACCGGAGCAACCGGCCCGGCTGGGACGAACGATGCGGCGCAGATCGCCGAAATAGAGCGGTCCATCACTAACCTGACCGAAATTGTTTGGGAGCTGGCTGACATCACAAACAGCTATTGCATCGTGAGTGGATTCCCAGCACCGACCGAAACGCGGGTTTTCACGTTTTCTCGTTTGCAGGATTTGGGAGGTGGAGATCTTTCTCCAATTTATGCAAACGGAACGGCGCAGTTTTATAAAGACTCCGTGGGTGGGCAAGATATTCAATGGTACTGGGTGATTGGTGCCGCTGGAGCAGAGTTTGCTTCGTCCGCAATCACAGATTCATATTACCCGACTGATGGGGTGTTGGTAAGAGCAGGCGGCGCGACGATTACAAATAAATTTATCGGCGGGCCAGTAGCCATGCAGAATTTAGCTCTGGCAGCGGAGGCGGCGGAGCGGCTGGCGGCAGATACGAATCATACCGCACAAATCTCGGTGGTGAGTCAGCGCGTGGAGCGCGTGGTAGCTGGAACCGATGCCTTTGATGGAATCCTTCTTGACCGGGAGATTAACGCATGGTCAGACATTGGCCTGACCTACACCAATGCGGTTCGCCAAAACTGGAGCGTCGTCATCACCAACGATTCCGCGTGGACTGGGTGGACTACAACCGGAGCGCTGCTGACTAATGGCGTGATCTTTTTGACGGAAGGCCAATATCTGCAAAGTCCAGTTCAGTCCAACGGGATTTCATCCGTCACGGTTTCATCTTGGTCGGATATGAATGGCACTGATTATACCGAAGAGGTTTTAGATGGAACAAATGCGGTTTTTGCTCCATACACAGGAACGGGTGGCGTCTATAAAATCACGGCCGACTCGCCGTTGCCGATGACAACTCCCGGACTGAATGTGTCCAACGTCACGATCACCGGCTACATTAATCCGGA